AATTAAAGACTTCATCGCAGCTATGGCCGCCTGTATGCGGACTTGATTCCAGTCAATGGTGTCTTCGTCATTGGTTTGTAAAAATTCAAGTTCCGACTGGATATAGTAAATTCCACTGCAATCATCGCTTATATATATTCGTTCGATACCGTTTTTACTAATCACGCGCTCTCCCGTTTCGTGGACATTCACTATATGCCCGTTTGATTTTATTCTTGCTTTCATACTCAATACTTTTTGTTCCCGTGTTTATACGGACGGAGTTCGTTATACTGCATTTTCTGTTCGATTTGCCACTCAATGTCTATTTCCATATCCTCGCAGAAAGAGAAGATTTCATTCAAGACAGAATGTACCTTCTCTTCCAGTACATCGTCTTCCGTAAAACCGTTCGTGATTTCCTTGGTGATGCCGAACATGGCTTCGGTAAATGATAATCCTGAATAATCGGATATGTGGCTTTCTTCGTAATTGAAGTTTTCCAAATCTATACCTTTAAGCCCGGCAAGGTCGAGCAGGCGTATCACGGCATCGGAAAGTTCGTCCTCCACGGAATCTTTGATGTATTCGTCAAAAGCGACCTTGTAAGCGTGCTCCGGGTCTCTCGTGAAACGACATATAAAATCTTCAAATGGTGTCCTGAATGCGTGCATTCTTTTCCTGTCAGCTTCCACGGCTTCCATTAGCTCGGATATGACCAAGCATAAAAGATGTTCGTTACTCAGGTCTTCCTCGTGCCAGCCGTGTTTGCAGGCGGTCTTGTAGGCACGGTCTCTCAGTTCGTTCAAGTTCATGGGTCAATCCTCCTTGTTTTCGTTTTTGATATTAATGAAACTATTATGGCTAAATGGAAAGGGAATACAAATAATGAGTATTACCGTACCGAGCCAATGAAAAAAGTCCTGAAATATAAATTCCAATATGTCTAACATTTATTATTCCTCCGTATTAGGTAGTAAATCTTCGATGTATGCCCAACGGGTGATATTTAACCCCCTTTTGAATACTTTCCAATTTTTAGAATCATAGAAAGTATCAAAGCCATCTTTGCCCATTTGGACTAAATAAATCTCGTTTCTTTTAGGTTGTTCGCTTGCGTCGTGCCATACAGAGTTGATGCACCAGTCGGCACCATCTTTAAACGCAATACACAAAGAGCCTTTCTCTCTCGAATCTGAATCTTTTGGATTATCAGTTAAACCAGAATATTCTTTTGCCGCTTCTTCAATCTGTTCTTTTGTCATAATTAATCCCCTTTCTCCTTAATAATTTGAACGTGTTGGATTCATTACATCGACATCACATTCATGGCATTTACTACATGTCTTATCTTTATCTCTAATGCAAGTTGGTTTAGATTTATACTTAATCCGTTCCAAAACATCCCTATTAGCTTCTAATATTTCATCAAAAGAAGGAATAGGCATCCACGCAATTTCTTCGTAATACATTGCCGATTTCGCCGCCCAATTTCCATTTATATAAATATTTTCCGATACAAAATATTTATCATGATGTTTCATTCTATTAAGAACTAATACTTTTTCTTTGGATTCCGGCAAACGTTCTTCTACACTTATCCACGAAAAATGTTTTTCCATCCATTCTGCACCACTGACAAAAGCCTGTTTTACGTCTCTTACTTCTGCATAATCGCTGTCCTCTGCTTGGGCGGTATATATTGCCGCCGCTTTTTCAATATCTTCTCTTTTCATAAATCAAAATCAAATTTCTGTTGTAATACTTCATCGGCATAGAACTTGTCAAATGACTTTCCGCTTATCCACCAGTTGAAGGCTTGTTCGGGATTATCCCACCTTACATCAGTCCATTTGTTTGTCATGAGCCACTCTATTGTTTTCATCCAATTCCGCTTGACATGGGGATAATCGGAAAATTCACGCAACAATTGTTTGTAATGTGTCATTGGGCAACCAATACAGCCGATACGCCGATACCCTTTGTCATAAAGTTCACAATGCGGTACGTTGGCAACGGTGTTTAGGAAAGTCCAAATATCTTGTTCCGTCCAATCAAGAAGAGGGGATACAACAATCTTTTCTTTTCCGCCTCCCATGCAGGAAATCATCGTTTCATTATGAATACTGAATTGGTCGAAATTGCCTTTAAACGTTTTACCGCCATTGATTTGCATTTCTTTCCAATTGTTACGCCTTGTACTTTCTTGTTTACGTACACCGACAAGATTGATTTTACCTGCTGCGTTTTGTTCCTTATAAACGTAACAGCACCACCGCAACTGTCTTGTGGGTAATATCCCTTTCTTCTTCGCTATGTCGTAGATGCTTATCTTAGGTTTGATAAGCTCCACGTCCGGATATTGCCGTCTGACAAAACGTATGACCTCCGGAGGGTCTACGCTGGTCAGATTCATGTGTGCTTTAAACTTCACACCGGCCATTTGCGCGATGTGGTAAAGGGCTTGACTATCCTTTCCACCGGAGAAAGCCAAATAGAATCCATTTTCGGGGTCTAAACGCAAGGCCATGGATTCAGCCTTGCGCAACAAGGCAATGGAATAGTCTATCTTTTTATCTAAATTCATAATTCAAACAATTCTTTTTGTACATATACATCGCCGTTTTTCAGTCTCACTTCGCCCAGACATTCTTCCCGAAAGCGTTTTTCCTGCGCATCGAAATATTCTTTGTCTATCTCGGTTCCCCAAAAATCAAAACCCATCTTATAGGCGGCTATCCGGCTGCTCCCGCTACCCAAATGAGTGTCGAGGAGCCTATTACCGGAACGAACGAACTTTTTCAGCAAGAAGTGATATAATGCAACTGGCTTTTGTGTAGGATGAATCTTTGTTTCTTTGTTAGCTCCACCGGTATTGGATAGACGGATGAGGGAAGCCGGACAATCGAAAGATGTCCATGCCAATTCAACTTGGGAGAAGTTTTCCCACGGTTGCATCTTATCCCAACAGACAATTCCACGGCTCGGTGGTAAATTGAAGTAATTGCCTCCCCATATTATCTGATTCCTGCTGACCCGAAAAAGTTCATCAAAATATTCTTGATTTGGACGGATATCCCATTTCTGAATATTTCCACGATTTAGACTTCTATCTTTTAGTTTACCTCTTCCGTGTGTACTTTTCTTGTCCAGTCCGTATGGTGGATCTACTACAGCCAACTCAAAGAACTTGTCAGGAATAGATTTCATGTATTCCATGCAGTCCGTGTTATATACTTCACTTATTGGCATAATTCTATCATTTTCTTATTCAAAATAAATTGTCATACCACTTTTTTCCTGCGGTTAGCCCACACGGCCGAATACGACATCCCCATCTCATAAGCTTGTTCCATGACAGTCATGTTACGGAATTTTGGGGAATGGTATTCTTTGGCTTCCGGATATTTCTGTGTCAGGCCGTAAGCGGATGCCTTCTGGTAGATGGAACTGAGTGAATGCCGGGACAAATACACGGCAATATCGTGTGTGGGCATGAAGCCGTAGTTCTTTTCCAGGAAATGAAGTTCGGCCGGCGTCCAATGGTTTATGTGTTTTGTTTTCATCGTTTTTTGAATCTAATCTGAATGAATCCTCTTTTTTCCGTTTCTCTCAACAAATCCATATCCTCATCCCGTATTTCGACCTTCGTTTCCTTGTTGACAGTCATGCCCCAAGGGATGCCGAAACGCTTCCTGATGCGGGCGCGTATGGATTCGTCTTTCGTTACCCAGTAAATCGTCAGTTTCATGGTGGAGTGAGTTGTCTGAGGGCTTCTTTGTCGCCATCGGCGGCACGTCGGCGAAGTTCTTGCACTAATGATAAGCTTGTATGCCCTTTCGGCGGGACAAATCTCCTGCGCTCGATTTCTTCAGCAAGCTTGTTGCGGTTGATTAAATCAAGCTCCTTGTTGCGTTCAGGAACAAACTCCTTGAAGAAAGCGTTACCTATACGCCGGGAATCAAATGCGCCGTATGAGTTATCGTATCGGCCAGCCTTGTAGCGTGCGAAGAACAGCATGACTTCGGACATCTTGAATCCGGATATTTGGGATGAAAACGACTGGCAGAATATGACTATGCCGTCTACAATGCCCTTTTCACGACTACTGGAAGAACCGAACAGGGCAGACACCTGTGTGTCTACCCAATAGGCGGAAGTACCTCCCCCATAAAGCGCGTCAAGCTGCAACAGTGTGGGACAATCTGCCATATACGCCTTTTCTGGATTGCTTGCGGCATACCCCCATTGCATCGGGGAAAATGCACACACTATCTCAGAACGGCCTTTCCACTTGGTCAGCCAAGCCCGCTTCGAGGTCAAGCTTATGTTGTTGCAAACGTTCAAGAGCATAGGCGTTTGCTTCTTGCTTGCTTGTATAATTGCTCCGATTTGCTGTTCCATGATTGTTTCCTGTTAATCCAAATAAGCCAGACCAGTTGTTGGCCATTGACTGCTCAACCACATTACGGGCTGTATCAGGGTTGTTTCCGCTTAACGTGAGAAGTTTCTTATAGCATGCTTGCAAGGACTTTTTCGATTTGTAGCTTTCACGTTTTTCCTGCTTGTATTTTAGCCATGTCTCAAATATGTCCTTGAAATCATCCGACACAAAGCTTATGTCCGGCAGCTTTGTGCCCTCTTTGGCCTTTAATGCCGCCTCTCGCTTTAGTAGTTCCTGTTCCCGCGCATTCAATTCCGCCTCCCTTTCCGAAAGCGTATCTTCATCCTGATTTAAATCCTGCCCACCTTTAGGGGGGCTTATGGGGGGATAATTATTCTCATTTACATTATCATTTACATTAGGTTCGACTTTGGTTCCGGTTTGGTTACCTTTTGGTTTCTCTTTGGTTTCCGTTTGGTTATTGTTTGGTTTGCCTTTGGTTTCCCCTTGGTTCGGCCTGCCTCCCTTTTTTCCATTCTCAAACCGTTGGTTGTTGACATCTATTTGTGTCTTTGCCATAGCCAGCATGGCTTTCGCTATCGGCTTCAGTTGTCCAGTAGTTTCTCCTGTTAAGCCATACTCTATTATGGCTGTGAGCACGTCTCCCTGAACATCTCTCGGCAGATTCTGAATCGCCTCCCACCAACTATCATAAAAAACAAAACTTGTCCTCATATCTTTAGAATCTCACATTGGTTAATTGCCTGTTGCCGGAATATACTGCCCACTTTCCATTTCCGCCGTCCACGAGGCGCAAATCCTTGACTTCCCCGAAACGCCTGATGTTTCCGCAAAGGTCTACAAACCATGCACTTTCCTTATTCAGATGCGGACGGATGCACCGTCCTACGATTTGGTAGTACAAGGCAAGCGACATTGTAGGTCGTGCCATGACGACTGTATCAAGCTCGGGGTAATCAAATCCTGTCGTAAGTACCCCGACATTGGCAACAACAGGAATATCGCCTGCCTTGAACGCTTCGAGAATCCTCTCACGCTCTTTCTTGGGGGTGTCACCCGAAACGATGGCCGTTCCGGGAATGGACCATGTGAGCCGTTCGGCTTCTTTCAGGAAACGGGTGAATACCAATATACCTTTTCGCTTCACTCCGCTCTTAGGATTAAGCAGGCGTTGAACAATGCTCACCAAGAATCCGTAGAAGTCGATACGTTCGTATTCCTTGACAACTGACTTGTCAGTATAGTCAGCCCCTTTCGTATTCACTTTCAGGTTGAGTTCGTTCCATCCGATAGGATTCATGGCGTAGTAGTCCAGTTTCGCCAGATAGCCCATATCAAGCAGGGTGGAAATCTGTACCTGATAAATGACTTCCGAAAATACACATGGGCGTGTCCGGGTGATGAATTTCAACATAGAGCCGTAATCACGGCTTGAAGAAAGTCTATATGGTGTAGCGGTCAAACCAAGTACTTTGCATTTCAGAATCGAAAGGAATGATTTGTACATCCCTTCTTTGGGATTCACCAAATGGCATTCATCTATGATTATATTCTGAAAGTGCTGAAAAAGTTCAGGATGATTAATCACGCTGCCTATGGTGGCAAAGGTTATTCTTGAAATCTCCTTTCGCCCGAACGATGCTGAATAGATAGAGCAATCGAGTACGCCATACGAACATAGCTTCAGGTAGTTTTGTTCCAAAATCTCTTTCGAGGGCTGGAACACCAGCGTATGTCCGTTGAGCCTTGCCGCTATGTCGGCTATCACAAGCGATTTTCCCGCGCCGGTGGGCAGCACCATGATGGCATTGTTCTTCTTCGCTTTGTTGGCAAAGAAACTGACTGCTGCATCACTGGCTTTCTGTTGATAATCACGTAGCTTGTACATATTAATCGTTGAAATAGGTAAGTTCAAATTCCGTATCGGTAAATTTTTTCATTCTTGGCATTTCAGGGTTTTCACGTAAATGAAGTTTCTCATAAATTTCTTTTGGCTTCATGTTAGGATGCTTTCCTCTTATTCTGCAAATAATGCTGCTACCACTTGCTACATAGATATAGCCAAATTCACCATCTTTAAGTTCATTAAAGCGTTCTTCCTCTGTTTTATGCTTATATACAAACGGGGCTTGTTTCCTATTCAGATGATATTCGTATTCTTCTTCTGATGCACTCCAGCCACACTTTGGGCAATATGAAGTTTGTGTGGTACAATAGGAGCAAGGAGGATTAATGTGGCAGGTGCATTCTCCTTCTTTCTCATGCTCGTCAATGATTCCATTACATCCGTTCCTATTACATTTCTCTCCTTTGAAATATCCTAAATCTTTCATATTCCTTTCTCCTTACTTAGTTTATCCCCCAAAGCCTTGTAATACTTGGTGAGTTCGGTTAATTCAAAATCAGCATACTTGCGCATTTGGTTTTTCATGGATTCCAGTATAAGGACGCGCTTTTCGCCATATTTGGCAATAAGTCCTTGACGGTATCCTTGAATGTTGCCCTCCATGAAGCGGTTGCACTTACGGCATTGGGCGTTGCAATTCATTTCGTCAAACCGTGTGCTCATGTGCTGCCTGTTTATGTAATGGCCACAATCAGCCTGCTCGTATGGCTTTATCTGACCACACGAGATGCAACGGAAATATCCGTTTGGCATTGCATCACGAAGCCGGATATAGCGGCTGAAGACTTTATCGAGTTTGGCTACCAAATCCGGCTTCTTCTTTATCTTGATGCCCGCCTTGTCGAATAAAGGCAAGGGCTTTTCTTTCTTCTTTAGCTTTCTTTTTATATAGTATGGCATTCTATTAATGGTTTACATAGTTCAACAACTCGTTTGCAATCCTCCACATCAAACATCCCTATGTGGCAAAGCTCACGTGGTATATCCAGTTGATTAGATAGCCATAGGTAGGCTTTATTTCTGTTAGATGTGTTGGGTATATTTTTCTTCCAAATCTTGTTTATAAGGTTTGTCTTGGCTATCTGGTCAAAATAGAAGTGGGCTTCTTTCTTGGCTTCCCTAAGTTCCGCATTTGCCAGACGTCCTAATGCTTGGTCTGTGCCCTTGTGGACACCAACGTATGCCTTGCAATCACGGCAGAGGTAAATCATGCCGTAGGAGCGTCCGTATATAACGGAACTGTCTACGTATTCGGTAGGCTTGCCGCAATAAGGGCAAATCTTTCCTGTCAGGATTTCGTTCATTTTTCCATCAAAGCATCTATAACATCTCCTATATCTTCGCAATCAGTAACATCTTTAAAAGAAATGTAGCGGTTATCACAACCATAGTCATCACCTGAAGGGCTGTCACCTATAAAGGGGATTATTTCTTCAAGATTATCCTCTTTAATTGCTTTTATCACAGTGTTTAATCGTTCAACAACTTCATCCTTCAATGATTCCTTGTAGCGTTTACGGATTATTTCCCTTATTTCTTTATCTTTTATTCCTGACTCTCTCAAACAGAGGAATAATTCGTTTCTAAAATCATAGTCAAAAATCTTTTTCATATAAATTATATTAGTTTTGTGGTACCGGCAGGACTTGAACCTGCATGAGCTTTCTGCTTTGAGTAACCCTTCCGGCTGGGTAAAGCTCCAGTACTCGTCGTGCGTCTACCAATTCCGCCACGGTACCGTTTGCCCGTCCTATCCTCACAGACCGGAAGGGCGTTGTTTTAACTAATACCTAATCCTAACCAAATAAGTATAACTATAGCGGAGGCCGTGCCGGAATCGAACCGGCTTCTTTACCGTATGGTAATATCCTTCCATGTGGACGAACGGCCTCGGGGAATACTCGTACTATCCGGACTGGTGGTTTTCGAATTTATCTTCCAAAAACCTCCTTGAACTTTTTGTCCAATGCCATCAATATCCTCATTCTTATAGCAGGATCCTCACTTTGGTCTATGGAATAAATACGTGAAAGCAACATCTTACGGGAACCACAAAAACACCCACAAGTATAGAATGGATCGACATTGGGATAGTTGTGTTTATACCAGATGTGGTTTGTTCCTTTGATTGCCACGTATGTTTCGGATACGATAAATTCATCTTCTATTGGTTTATATCCGGGTGTGTTCGGGTTTCCTGCGGCACTTCTGCGGACAGCCCAATGGCTATCCTTGGCAAGCTCAACCAACGTACCGGAAGGTGTGTTCGGGTTTCCTGCGGCACTTCTGCGGACAGCCCAATGGCTATCCTTGGCAAGCTCAACCAACGTACCGG